CTTACCAACAAATGATACTGAAATTGCCAATATGGTTAATACATTATCAAGTATCGTATCAACTGAAACATTACTTGCTCAATTACCTTTTGTTGAAAATGTACAAGATGAAATGGAAAGAATCGAGAAAGAAAAAGAGAAGAATCCATTCTATGATGTGCGTTTAAACTATGATAATGAAAATGAAGATAGTGAGGTAACAAGTGATGGAGAAGAAAAGGAAGAGAAGTAGTTACAATAACTTAGACAGTTATGACGATGAACTAGATATAGTCCTTGAACTTCTAGAACGTGCGAAGAAAGTAGAGAATGAAATGCTGAAGGAATTTGAAGGAATTCTACGAGATCTATGTAAATTATACCAAGAGTGATTTCCTTTTTATTACCCTCGTAACGTTCTTAGCAAAGAAGAATTCGAAAAGTTGACAATGTCACTAAAATATGGTATGATAGATACAGATATAAGTAAAGCCTTAGATGAAATCGAAAATAAAGTAGAACAACTACAAACTAACCGATTAATGGCTTGACTTATATTGGATTATGAATTAACTGCGCAAAAGACTGCTGAATCTATCGGCGTCCAAAATAAAAATATATTATCTTTCTCTGTAAAAAAGGATATAGTTGTAAAACCATGAGCCAAAGACAATAAAACTTTTTTAGACAGAATTAGAGCGAATACACGAGACATGGATGCTAAGCTGAGATATGTTATCCTAGAAGGTATTAAGAATGGATGGTCAATGAAGCAGATGTCCGAGACATTTAGAACTATAACCGGGATGGCCGCATATAAAGCAGAAAGGTTAATTAGAACAGAAACCATGGCAGTTTATTCAAAAGCAACAAAAGAAACATTTTTAGAAAATGGTATCCAGTATGTAGAAATTATAGGTGACGCCGCGTGTGGTGGAATCTGTTTAGATTACGTTGGAGAAGCATTGTTATTAAGTGAGGCGGAGATAGGCGATGACCTTCCGCCTTACCATCCAAATTGTGCTTGTAGCTTTTGTGCTTATACTGAATTCGAGGACAAAATTAGTTCAGAGGATTAGATAAAATTTTATATAATTATGAAAACATTAAGGGTTATTACTCTTTTGAGGGATAAAACTTAGAAAGGAAAATAGATTAACATGGAAATAGAAAATAATAATAGTTCAACAGTAGAAACTAAATCTACAGGGACTGAACAAGTAACTGAAAACCAAGAAGGTAAAACATATACTGAAGCTGAAGTTCAGGCTATGTTACAAAAAGAGGGAGACAGACGCGTTACTGCCGCTCTTAAGAAACAACAAGCTACTTTTGAAACAAAGATGGCTGAAGCCGAAAAACTTAGAGGCATGGACGAAGCTCAAAGAAAAGAATATGAGTACGACCAAAAGGTAAAAGAACTTGAAGAAAGAGAAAAAGAATTTAATTTAGCTCAAAACAAACTTGAGGCTAGTAAGGTATTATCTAATAGAGGTTTACCTGTTGAGTTTGTAGATTACATTGTTGCGGAAGACGCAGATACAATGTTGGAGAACATTAATACTTTTGAAAAAGCATTCAAGGCTGCTGTTGCTGACGCCGTTACTAAGAAAATGGCATCACCAAGTCCAAAAGAAAGCTCTGTTAAACAAACTGGATTAACAAGAGATGACTTTAAGAAAATGACACTTGCTCAACAAGCAGAGTTATATCATACAAATCCAGCTCTATATAAAGAATTAACGCAAAAATAATTATGCAAATATAGAAAAGGAGATTATAAATTATGGCAGATTTATTAAATAACCATACAATATATGAAAACTTCGTATTAGAAAACAAAATCGAAGATATTTTAGCTACTAATGTTGATTTACAATCATACATGACAGTAGATACAAGTTTAACTCAAGCTCCTGGTATGAAGAAAACAGTTCATACTTATGTAGCTTCTGGAAACGTAGAAGATTTAGCAATGGGAGAAGGAAACTCTGAACAAATTGGTGTATCTTTCACATCTAAAGATTATGATGTTAAAGTTACTCAAGGTAAATTCCAATACTATGATGAACAAGAAATGACAGATCCAATGGTAGTTGACACTGGTCTTGAAGGATTAGCAAAAACTATGATTAATGACTTTACTTCAAAAGCAATTACTGAATATGGTAAAGCTACATTAACTGAAGAAGGAGACACTTGGTCATTTGATTTAATCGCTGATGCAATCGCTGAAATGAATTTAGAAGAAGAAGAAGGATTAACTCTATTAATCTCTGTTAAAGATAAAGCTGAATTCAGAAAAGCATTAAAAGACGATTTAAAATATAGCGAAGGTTATGTTAGAACAGGATACATCGGAACAGTTTGTGGTGTACCAGTAGTTGCTTCTAAAGCAGTTCCAACAGGAACAGGATTCTTATTCACTAAAGAAGCTGTTACATTATTCATTAAAAAAGGTTCTGAAATCGAACAAAAGAGAGATGCTGACATCAGAAGTAACGAAGTATATGCTAGAAAAGTTGCTGTAGTTGCTTTAACTAACGCTAATAAAGTTGTTAAAATCACTACTAGTGAATCATCTATTTAATTTTACAATTTAATTTAATGAAAAGGAGAAAGTTTTATGTTAGATAAAATCAAAATTTTACTAGGACTTTCTAATACAGAAGAAAAAGATGAGCTTCTTGAAACATTAATTTCATTATGTAAAGATGAAGCTATCGACTTCTGCAATTTGAAAGAATACGATAAAAAACTTGACTCCGCAGTAATTGAAATGGTTATCGAAAGATATAATAAGTTAGGTACAGAAGGTTTAACTGGAGTATCTACAAACGGAATAAACGAACAACACACTGATGGTTACAGTGAAACTGTTCTTTCTAAATTAAGAAAAAATAGAAAGGTTAAGTGTGTGTAGAGTATGGTTTTAAGAGATAAATTAATTCAAGAAATTGACGTTAAAGTACCTGATGGTATGGGCGGTTTTATCTCTGAAGAGCCAGTGCGCAAAGAAATATTATGTAAGGCTTCCTTAAATACTAGTCCTGAGGTAGCGACCGCGTATGGAACTAACGGGGAACAAGTTTTATATGTGGTTGCCGCTGATAAACTAGATGAGGAAGCCTTTTATTTTTTTGAACAAAAAAAATATACATTAAGAGCGCAAACTCACAACAACCGCTTATATAATTGTACTTTAATCGAAGTAAAATAGTTTATTCCTTTACAGAAAGGAGCAAAACATGATTACAATAGATACAGATACTAATAATATCACAATTATTAAAAAGGATACTGCTTCTTTAGAGATTGCTCTTGATAACTATAAACTTACTACAGGAGACACAGTTATTTTTACAATAGCTAGAGAAGTAGAACAACAAACTCCACTTGTACAAAAAAGAGTTACTCTTTTCACAGAAGAAGGTGGAGCAATTATAAATTTAGCAACAGAAGATACTGATTTAGAAATCGGAAGTTATAAGTACGATATTCAAATTGATACTGCGGACGGCCGCAGAGATACAGTTATCGGTCCTGCTAAGTTCAAAGTAATTGGAGGTGTAACATACTAATGGATAAGATTAATGCTAGTTTAAATACCAGAGGTGTGTTACACACTTCAACATTAACCGCAAGTGGTGGAGAAAGATTAATACCAGGTCCTAAAGGAGATCCAGGAGAATCTGCTTACCAAGTTGCTGTTGATAATGGCTTCGTAGGAACTGAACAAGAATGGTTAGCATCTCTTGTAGGACCTACAGGAAGTCAAGGACCTAAAGGTGATACTGGTTCACAAGGACCTCAAGGTGAGAGAGGTTTACAAGGTGAACAAGGACCTGCTGGTCAAGATGGACAAGATGGCGCACAAGGGCCTCAAGGAATCCAAGGGGAACAAGGTATTCAAGGTGTGCAAGGTCCAAAAGGTGACCCATTCTCAATAGCTAAAACATATGCTACTATTGTTGCAATGGTTGCTGATTATGATAATATGAATGTAAATGATTTCGTAATGATTAGCGGAGATATTTCAGACCCAGACAATGCGAAATTATTTGTTAAATCATCAGTAGAAGACCCAACTTTAAGATGGAACTTTGTAACAGATTTTAGTGGTGCTACTGGTATTCAAGGTCCACAGGGACCACAAGGAATCCAAGGGCCTCAGGGAGAAACTGGTGCAACTGGAGCTCAAGGTCCTAAAGGAGATACAGGGGCTAAAGGTGATAAGGGAGATAAAGGTGATACTGGAAATACTGGTGCAACAGGAAATGGTATTGCTTCAACTACCTTAAACAATGATTACACTCTTACAATTACTTATACAGATGGAACAAGCACAACAACATCTTCAATTAGAGGTCCACAAGGTGAAACTGGTCAAACAGGAGCTACAGGTGCCACTGGTGCTACAGGAGCAACTGGACCATACTTCACACCAAGTGTAGATTCTAGTGGAGATATTTCATGGACTAATAATGGTGGTTTAGTAAATCCAACAACAGTAAACATTAAAGGTCCTCAAGGTATCCAAGGAATTCAAGGTCCTGCGGGAGCCGATGGAGCTGATGGTGCGGATGGAACAAATGGTAAATCAGCTTACGCTTATGCGCAAGATGGTGGATATACTGGAACTGTTTCAGATTTCGCTACTAAATTAGCAACACCAACATATTCAACAACACAAATAGATAACATGATTTCCGCAATTCCTCATTTTGCTATTGAAGTTGTACAAAGTTTACCAGTTAGTAGTATTAGTGATACAACAGTATATTTAGTGCCTAATCAAGGTTCTGGAACAGATGTTTATGATGAATATATTCATGTAAATAATGCTTGGGAACATTTAGGTAGTCAAACTGTTGATTTATCAAATTATTCAACAACTACAGAAGTTCAACAAATGATTAACACAACTTTAAGTACAGCGAACGTAGTTACAGGAACATCCGTTGCTTATACTATTTGAACAGGTACTCAAGCTCAATATGATGCATTAAGTTCTTATAGCAACTCTACAATATATTTAATTGTGGAAGGAGCGTAAGATTATGGCTGTGCTTAGATTATATCCAACAAGGTATTCAGAAGAAACTGGAGCGACATATCAAAATATTGCATCGGTTTTAAATGGATTAGAGCCAGAAGATGCTTCTAATTATTCTACTTATGCAGCTTTAGTATATAAAACAAGTGGTTATTCACATTATACAGCAAAGATAAATTTTTATTTTACACTTCCTGCTAATATAGATGACTTAGATGTTACTAGTATTGTTGCAAAAGGTAAAATTGCTAGTTATGG